ATGTTGTTTAATTATGGGATTAATGTATATTAATCCCATAACAATTAAGTTATAGAAAGTAGGACAAATGATAAATAATAAACCATTCCAAATCACTTATTATTCTGCAAGTGATAAAAAGCACATAACAAGAAATGCTTTGTGGACAGATCAATGTAAATATTGGTTAAGTAAAAATGGCAGAATGTTAATGACTTATTTTGATGTAGATCAAGGTGGATATAGAACTGCGTCGGATAGTTGGAAAGTGAGGTTGTAATGTCAATCAAACTAGCAATCTTTAACATAGCAGTAATGCTTTATGGCTATGTAATTTTAACAATACTGGGAGTAATATAATATGGAAACTAAATTGTTTTTTATAATAGAAAAATACAAGTCCGAATATTCAGAAAGATATACAATTCATTCTGATAAGATGTATGACTTAACAACTGCAGTTAAAAAAATACTTGCACTTGATACATTGAACGAGGACAGAAAGCAAACTTCATACCACTTGCAAGAAGTTAATTTCTCAATGGTTGATAAACCATTAGTATTAACTGATGAAGTGAAGAATTCAGAACAGGGGGAACTACCTTTCTGATCTGACCTACTTGGGTTATGGGGTGAGGCTAATCCCATAACCCATAATATCCCATAAGGGTATGTAAAAACTGCATTGTTGTTTTTGCATAGTGTGTATCGATAGAGGTACCACTACATCTTGATTTTTCGCTTGAAAACTAGGGAGGGCCCACCCCAATGTTGACAAAGGGGTCCCAAGGTCATACATATATGTAAGATTTAGATAGTTAAAGACATCGTTTTAGAAACGCTTTTATATTATGAGTACTGAAAAAATTTTACAAAAAATTTCTGAGAAAGACTTACAGGAAAACTTAACAAAAGAACAATACCTAGAATATATTGAGAATGAACAAATTTCTCGTTTACAAGATGCTAAGCCTATTATACAAGATGATTTTTTAAGTTTTGTAAAATATGTTTGGCCAGAGTTTATCGAAGGCTCACATCACAAAATTATTAATAAAAAATTTAATGACCTCGCAAAGGGGAAAATTAAACGTCTGATCATAAACATGCCGCCTAGACATACTAAGTCGGAGTTTGCCTCATACTTACTCCCGGCATGGATGATCGGTAGAAATCCAAAATTAAAAATAATCCAAGCAACACACACAGCAGATCTAGCTGTAGACTTTGGTCGTAAAACTAAAAACCTCGTAGATGACAATGAGTACCAACAGGTCTTTGATACAAGACTCATGGAGGATAGTCAGGCAGCAGGAAAATGGAAAACCGAACAAGGTGGTGAATATTTTGCAGCCGGTGTTGGTGGAGCGATAACAGGTCGTGGTGCTGATCTACTAATTATTGATGATCCACACAAAGAACAAGATATCAAAAAAGATAGTAAGTCTTTTGACAAAGCCTGGAACTGGTACACGTCAGGACCTAGACAACGTTTACAACCTGGCGGTAGAATAGTTTGTGTAATGACACGTTGGTCTGTAAAAGATCTGACTGGACAATTAATCAAGGCTCAGGGAGAGGATGACTCTGATCAATGGGAGATTGTTGAACTACCTGCTATACTACCAAGCGGTAAACCTGTATGGCCAGAGTATTGGGAAATAAAAGAATTAGAAAAAACTAAAGCATCAATTCCTGTATCTAATTGGAATGCACAATATATGCAGCAGCCGACAGCTGAAGAAGGTGCAATAATCAAAAGAGATTGGTGGAAAGATTGGACTAAAAAAGATCCACCACAAATAAAATATACAATACAATCTTATGATACAGCTTTCTTGAAAAAAGAATCTGCTGACTTTAGTGCTATAACTACGTGGGGAGTCTTTGAAACTGAGGATGGTGGAGATAATATAATACTATTATCTGCATTTAAAGACCGATACGAGTTCCCCGAACTTCGACGCGTGGCACATGAAGAGTACCAATGGTGGAGGCCTGACATGGTTTTAGTCGAGGCCAAGGCATCAGGAATACCTCTAACGTCAGAATTAAGAAAAATAGGAATACCAGTTGTTAACTTTACACCGAGCCGAGGAAATGATAAACATGTCAGAGTAAACTCAGTTTCTCCGCTTTTTGAGAGTGGAAAAGTCTGGGCCCCTTTGCATGAACATTTTGCACAGGAAGTAATTGAAGAATGCGCTTCGTTTCCGCATGGAGATCACGATGACTATGTCGACTCTATGACACAAGCGTTAATGAGAATTAGACAGGGTGGTTTAATCAGACACCCAGAGGACAAAGAAGATGAACCAGTTGAGAAAAGACGTATAGAATATTATGGCTAGTAAAGCATTAATTGATGTAGCATTAAAACTTTATAAAGGGTTAGGAGGAAATCTTTCCAAGGTCCTCGGTACCCGATCCAATGTTAACTTTTTAGGAAAAGGTAAGTCCTCAGAACTAATGGTTGATATGGACATCAACGCTGATGCATTAGGTGTGTTACCAAAATCAAAAGCAGTAGAAGAATTAGATTCGGCGATGGGTTATTTAACTTCAAATAAATTAAACGACATGCAAGCTAATAAATTAATTTCTAACATGCAGAAGATGAAAGATTTCTATGACCCGCCAGCAGGTCCAGCAAACATCACGGACATGGTAACAGGGACCAGGGGACTTAACAAAGAAGGCTTAGAGTCTTTAAGATCTATGGCAGATGATCTACCACCTCCAGGTTCACGAGGTGGTGCAGATGATATAGCAGCGCCAACTGTATCAGGAGAAGAGACAATACAAAATTTAGCAAAAGCAGAAGGTGTTGATGCAGCAGAAACTATTTTACCAACAGGTGCAGGACTTGAAGCAATTAAATCTGTACAAAACTTAGGTAAGGTTGGTGATGATATAGTAAATAATATTTATGAAATGGCAGGGGTTGCAAAAAATGCTCAACCAGTTGCAAGAGCAAACGCTAGAGATTTTTTAAATAGAGTAAAAGATTTAGAAGATCCAGAATTTCCAAGTGGTACAACTTTATCAAGTATTATGGAACCATCAGATTTTAAATTTATGACAGAAGGTGGTGGTGGAATATTCGGTGATCCATTACTAATAGTACAAAAATATTTTGGACCTAAAGTTGCATCATCTGTTGCACAACTAGATAATGCAGATGACATACAAAAGTTTGCAGAAAATTTAGTTAAGATAAAAGATGCAAAAGGTAATTCAATAACTAGTAGATACTTTGATCCTGAGTCTATCAATCCTGATGATTTTCAATTTGCAGATGGTGGTAAAGTACCAGCAGCTGATTCACAACTTGTAAAAGAAACAGAAGGTATAATGGGTTATCGTGGTAAAACATTAGGTGGTGAAGGAATTTTTCCAAATGTTTTACAACATGGATATTTTATGGAAAAAAGATACCCACGTACACTAGAAGAAACAGAAAAATTAGATACTGTAAAAGAAATATTTGATGAAGATCAACCTATAACACAAGATGTAGTAGATCTTTCAGAAGGATTTACATTATCGCCTATAACTTATCTTAAAAGACTTATTGCTGAAATGGAACTTAAAAACACAAGAAAACCAAAAAAAGCAGATGGTGGACGTATTCCATATATGGCTGGTATGTTAGTTCGTGGTGGCAAGATAGGTTATCAGGCATTAAAAAAATATGGTATTGAAGGAAAAGATATTTCAAGATTGTTTGCAAGTTTGGGATCTGACAAAAGTTTAGTTGGTAAAGAAAAGACCCTGTACTTTCAACAGCTACACAAAGTATTAAGAAATCCAGATGCATTTCCAGATGAAGTTATGGATATTCAAAAACAACTTGGTTTAGATGTAGGACTTGGATTCAAAAGCGGTGGTCTTGCCGACATCCTGGAGGTGTAATGGTAACACTTAATCCAAATTCTTTATCTGCTTTATCAAAAATAAATGAGGCTGGAGCAATAAGAGTAACTGATAAAGTAGAATTATTTAAACAACTTGTTAGAGCAGGTAATACACCTAATGAAGCCAAAAAAATAGTTATAGAAACATTTAATTTACAAAGAGGTAAAGCTACTGGAACTCCTAAATGGATGACTAGAGGTAAACAAGAATTACTAGCAGAAGGTTTTGATTATAAAGATAGCCCGAGAGGCCCTGCAAATGTAGGTGGTAGAAAAAAAGCACAAACAAAGAGAAGTGCTATTTTAGAAAATTTAGATGAAAGAATTAAAAGAACTAAACAAAAAACAGGTCTTGGTAAAAAATACGAACTTGCACATACTGCAAATATATTTCAAGCTAAAAAATTAGGTATAGATTACCCAATTGATGCGTTAGCGATACAGACTCAAAATGTAAACAACAAAGTGGCTGAGGCTTTAAACGATGAATTAAAACCTTTGTATAGAAAACAATTAAAAATAGTAAATAAATTAAAAAGAAAAAACACACCAAGTCTTCAAAATGAATTAGATAAAATAAATTTTCAAATATCAGAAACAGTTGCAACTGGTGGTAAACAGGGTGGTGTTGCAGCGAATGTTTTAAAACCAATTATAGTAGACCCTCAAACATTAAAAGGTAATATTTTAAATTTAGGTTTTGACACTTCGACAGAGATTATGGCAGAACCTGGAGCAACTACAAAAGTAGCTGCCCAATCTTCAGATGATTTATTTGCAAGAGCAAGTGTTGAATCAAGACTACAAAATGTAAGAAAACAATTTGAAAACAATGAAGGCAACATTTGTTCTATATTTGGAAAAGCAAATGGTGGTTCAGTAAAAGCATGTCTAACTTCTTTTGATAATGAGGTTAAAAATAATCCAGAGGGATTATTTAAAAAAGTTTTAAACTTTGCAAAATCACCAGGTGTAAAAAGATTTGGTATTGCTGGTGCAGTAGGAGCAGCAATTGGTGCTGTAAAAGAATTTAGAAATGATGATCCAACAACTTATTTATCAGATGAGAATCAACAAAAAAATATGTTGGTCGATATGTTTACAGAACCAGTTACAACAGACATGGCAAGACCAGATATATTAGATTATCAGCTACCTTTACTTGGTGCAGAAACTGCAGCAGTAACAGCGGCAGCAGCACCTAAAACATTAAAAGCTGTTAAGAGATATAACCGTGGTTCAGGAGTTGAGGTCAAACCTATTGGTAATATAAAAACAGGTGCAAAGATTTTAGGTAGAGGTTTAGCTGCATTAGGAACACCAGCAGCATTATTACCTATGGAAGCAATGAACATATCTTCACAATTGTCAGAAGGAGATTCTGTTGCAGATATAGCAACAGATCCAATGAACTATTTAGGAGCTGCATTTACGGGTCCTGCAAGCACAATTGCTTCAAGATCAGTAAATCCAAAGGTTGCAAAAATTCTCAGACTTGGTATTAATCCAAGAACATTAAGAATGGTGTCTAGTAGATTTGGTTTACCAGGACTAGCTTTATCTCTAGGTTTTACGGCATACGATAAATTAACGGACTAATATGGTAAAATTAATTCCAGGCGGTGGACCACCACCAAAAAGCGGACCTAATCCACAGGGGTTGAATGTACCTGGAAAAAAGATTATAGTAGTAACGAACTCGGAGAAAAAAACAAATGTCAATAATGGACAAAGCGCTACCAAACGTAGTAGAGCAAAAAGTAACAACGCCTAGTGCGGAAGAAGTAGAATTAGCAGAAGAAAAAGTTGCCGAATCCCAAGGGGGTGAAGGTGTAGAAGTCCAAGAAAATGAAGATGGTTCTGTTGATATAAATTTTGAACCAAACAAAGTTAATCAAGAAGGAACAGAATCTCACTTTGACAATTTAGCAGATTTATTACCAGAAGATATTTTAAGTTCATTAGGTTCTGAATTATACGGAAATTACATGAACTACAAATCTTCCAGAAAAGAATGGGAAGATAGTTATACAAAAGGTCTAGACCTTTTAGGATTTAAATACGAAGACAGATCACAACCCTTTGCCGGTGCATCAGGTGTAACACACCCTGTATTAGGAGAAGCGGTTACACAGTTTCAAGCACAAGCATACAAAGAATTACTTCCAGCTAGAGGTCCAGTACACACTCAAATCTTGGGTGTAGTTAATAGACAAAAAGAAGACCAAGCTAGCAGAGTAAAAAACTTCATGAACTATCAGCTCATGAATAAGATGAAAGAGTATGAACCCGAGTTCGATCAGATGCTTTTTTATCTCCCTCTTAGCGGCTCTGCCTTTAAGAAAGTTTACTTTGATGAACTTCTAGACAGAGCCGTGTCTAAATTCGTGCCGTCAGACGATTTGATAGTTCCTTACACAGCAACATCTTTAGAAGATGCAGAAGCAGTTGTGCATAGATTAAAAATGTCAGAAAATGATTTAAGAAAAAAACAAGTGTCAGGTTTTTACAGAGACATAGAAATACAACCTGGTTACACACAAGAAACTGAAATTGAAAAGAAAGAATTAGAAATCGAAGGTGTTAGAAAAGCAAAAGACGAAAACGATTTTACAATTTTAGAATATCATGTTGATCTTGACCTAGAAGGTTTTGAAGATAAAGATCCTGAAACAGGTGAAGCAACAGGAATTAAATTACCTTACATTGTAACACTAGACCAAGGTAGTAAAGAAATTTTATCTATTAGAAGAAACTACAAACAAGATGATCCATTAAGAAAAAAAATAGATTACTTTGTACACTTTAAATTTTTACCAGGATTAGGTTTTTATGGTTTTGGTTTAATACATATGATTGGTGGTTTATCTAAAACTGCTACAGCTACATTAAGATCTTTGATTGATGCAGGAACTTTTTCAAATATGCCTGCAGGTTTTAAACAAAGAGGTATTAGATTAAGAGACGAAGCTGAATCTATTAAACCTGGTGAGTTCAGAGATGTCGATGCTCCTGGTGGAAACATCAGAGATGCATTTATGCCTTTACCATTTAAAGAACCATCAGGAACATTATTACAATTAATGGGTGTTGTAGTAAATGCAGGTCAAAGATTTGCAGCTATTGCAGACATGCAAGTTGGAGATTCAAATCAAAACGCAGCTGTTGGTACAACTATTGCTCTTCTTGAAAGAGGATCAAGAGTTATGTCAGCAATACATAAAAGATTATATGCTGCAATGAAACAAGAGTTTAAATTGTTGTCAACTATTTTTAGTCAATACTTACCGCCAGAATATCCTTACGATGTTGTTGGTGCACAAAGAACAATTAAACAAACTGACTTTGATGATAAGATTGATATTATACCAGTTGCAGATCCAAATATATTTTCACAGTCACAAAGAATAAGTTTAGCACAAACTGAATTACAATTAGCAATGTCTAATCCAAGAATTCATAATATGTACGAAGCATACAGAGATATGTACGAAGCAATTGGTGTAAAAAATATTGATCAAATATTGCCACCACCTCAACAACCTATGCCAATGGATCCAGCGTCTGAAAATATTATGGCAATGTCTGGTAAACCTTTTCAAGCATTCAAAGGTCAAGACCATAGATCACATATTACAACTCACTTAAATTTTATGGCAACAAGTTTAGCTAGAAATAATCCTGCAGTGCTTGGTGCATTAGAAAAAAATATATTTGAACAC